GGTGCCGGGGTCGCGTGCGCCTCGCGTGCGCCTCGCGTGCGCCTCGCGTGCGTGTCGCGTGCGTGTCGCGTGCGTGTCGCCTCACTAGTGCGTAGCGACTAGGTGCCGGGGTCGCGTGCGCCTCGCGTGCGCCTCGCGTGCGCCTCGCGTGCGTGTCGCGTGCGTGTCGCGTGCGTGTCGCCTCACTAGTGCGTAGCGACTAGGTGCCGGGGTCGCGGGGCCAAAAAAAAGCGGGAGCGGGCTAGCCCGCTCCCGCTCCCGCTCCCGCTGCCGCTGCTAGCGTGCTACCTTCACGCTAGCCCACGACGTGGTGGGAGTCTTCATCCCGTGTCGCTCCTGCGAAGCGACCTCCGACGTGCGAAGCCATGTCGCGATTGCGACTGGCTCGAATCCTCCGACGTGGCTCGCTTCCTGCACCATGGCCAGCGCCATGTTGCGCGTGATGATTCCCGAATGGATCAATTCGTGGGCGACCTTGTAGCGAAGCCCGTATGTGGGCGTTACGCCCTCGGAACTCGCGATGCGGAACAGGACCGCCTTGGCCACCATATCCCCTTCGGGGTTGGGCTGGCCATGGACCTCGCAGGTGATGACCACCTGCGAGGTACCTACCGTGATCTCGCGCCATGACACACCCATGGTCGAATGGTCTCGACCGACGTTCTCCAGATCGGTGTCCAGCGAGGCCCAACTGCTACGCGTTTCCTCGGTGTCCAGTTCTCCGACGTTGCCGCTGTTCAATCCTGCTCGGTAGCCATCCCGCATCGCAATGGCGATGCTGTTCGCTTCGAACCGCGCCTTCCGATCGGCTTCCCGATCGGCGATCTCTGCTTCGAACCGCTCGCGCACTTGCGCGACGGTCTCGCCGTAGTAGTAGGTGCAGTCTCTCGCGATTGCCTTGTCCGTCTTTGCCATTGTTTTACTCTCCCAACCGCTCGAACGCTTGCGCACGGCGGTCCTTTAGGGTCGCAGCGTCTACTTTGCCACGACGGTTTTTGTCATAATCCGCATTGGCGCTGCGGAAACGGAGCACCTTATCGGTACACGCTTGGCAGTCGTTCGCCAATGCTTCTTCCCGATTCGATGGTTTCACCTTGTGAGTATGTTTTCCTGCCATGTCCAGAGTTAAACCACGCAACCATATGCCAGTCAAGCCCATCGGCACGCGACCTCGAGTCTGTAATGTCGGCTACCGCATATACGCCACACCAATTTTGGGCTGCAGTTTAGTGCGGAGCAACACTGCCCCCTATAGGTTGCCTGGGGGGGGTTAATCAATTGGCTCGAAGAAAACGATTTCCCCCATTGGTGGCGGCGAAAAATACCTCCTGTGTTCAGTCCGCATCAACGCTCCCGCACCTGGCCGAGATTGGCTTACATTTCGAGCAAGCCTTGTCGGACCGATACAGGGAGGGATGGCGGGGTAGGGTTAGTGAGCTTGAAATTAATTTCGAGCAAGCTAACCTGTAAAATTCGACCGACGCAATAACTGCGGTTGAGTAATATTATGGAAAACCTGAAAATTTGGCTTAGACAGTAATTCAAGGTTTCGAAAATTCACCACTAGCTAACCACAAGGTAATCGAAGAAAGATTGGAGCAGGAGATTCAATGAGGACGGCAATATTATTCACGGGGCAGCTCAGGACAATTCAGCGAACAGCAAAGATCATTCGCGAGAATCTGATTGAGCCAAACAACGCAGATGCGTTCCTTTACTGCGAGGAACGGCTAGCCGACCAGCAGTATGGTTCACAGGAGCGCGGCAGCTTAGACCATGTGCGATCCGAGTGGGGTTCTTCGATCAAGTCGATCGAGGTAGCAGATTCTGATCCCCACTATTGGAGCGGCAAAGCCGATGCAGATGCGGAGGGGCAGGATGCTGGGAAAATATCCCGCGACGAATATCGGCGGGAGAGGGCGAGTGCGCTAGCGGAAGATAATTTGGCTGGCCGCTTGTTCTACGAAGCGACAGGGGCAGCCCTAGAGTATCATCAGCTTAGGTGTGCATACGAGGCGATGTGCGCGGAGGAGGAAAGGAGGGGCGAGCGGTACGACATAGTTTGCAGGTCACGTTTTGATGTGATCACTTTCAGAAAGTTGATTATGGCAAACTATTTTGATCCTTCTTTATTTTGGGAGAATATTTTTAAGTTTAAGAAAGAGGCTCGAAATCAGGGTAGAACCAGTGCTGAGTTGTTGTACGCGGTTTTGATTTCAGGCGGCGACGAGACTATGGCGCATCAGATACTCCAAGGCGAGATGGCTGACGTGGGTTATTGCGGGAAGATCGACGGCAAGAATTTTGGGGATTGCCTAAGGGCAAACAGCGGCGGAGTGATGTACGATAAGTATCTTCAGATACTAAAGGGGATTGACCTAAAGGAGGCCTGCGAAGAGGAGTACACCGCTGATTTCTTGAGGAATATCCCTGGTGTATTCGCCATTCGGTATAATGTAATTTATTTTACCAAGCGAGAGCACATGGAGAAGTTGGTTAGATTGGCAGATACTGTTGGTGAGTATGTGTCTGGCAATAATTTAGATTGGTGTTCTGAGAACCAGTTTGGAATGCATTTGCTATCAAACGGGCTATTATCTTTGAATTACCATAGCAACATAGACGAAGAATATTTGGTATCAATAGACTTGGGATCTTTTACTGTAAATAAGAATAACGAGATTGAAAAACTTACTCCCAAGTATCTAACTTGGGCATGCATAAGGAAAAACAAGTCACAGGCTGAACGCGGATGGTCAAATCTTTCTGAGATTCAAACTAAAAATGGAGCAGTAGAAATTAATACATAGGAGAAGCCATGGAGAGTTACACGAATTTTATTCTTGGAGCATTAGGAAGTTTAGCGGTCGCTGGCGTTGGTGCTGGAGCTGGCGGTTTGGTTCAGGTTGCCAGAGTAGATGAGCGTGTACTCAACAACACAAACCGCATTGAGGTAGCGGAGGTTGACCAGGCATCCACGATGACTCGACAGATGGAGATTCAGCGCGACGTAGAGGTCGTGAAGGAGCGAGTAAGAAACATCGACGAGTCGGTAAAGCGCAACGGGGAGAAGATCGATCAGATTTTGGATCGTCTTCCGAGATCGCCTAGTCCTTAGGACAGGGTTTCTTCGGCGAAGCCTGAGTCTGTAGAATAAATAATTTTTTTGAGGCTCATCTTTTCGATGAACCTCCTGCAATTCGGGCAGGGTCTAGCTAGACCTAGCTCTCCGGTGGCAAGGAGTCTCACGACATAAAGGGTTGCCCCGGTTAGTCCCTTATTGGCCCGAAGAATTGCGGAGAATTCCGCGTGGGTTGTTTTGTAGGGCGAGGTGCTTCTTGGGTGAGTTTTGTAGCTATTGACGCCAGAGGCGATTATTCTTTGCCCCTTGGTTATTACAGCTCCTACTCGCTGCTTGTGACTTGAGGTCTTGGCTATTCTAATAGCCTGACGGATTCCTTGCATCTTGTTTTATGGTTCAGTGTACAGTTTCTTTAGGCAGATCGATCGGTGGCGGAAGAAACTCTAGGACCTTGGCAATGTAGTCTGCTTGTCCAATAACCATTCCTGGTATTTCGTCGTCATCCTCAAGCATATCCACATTAGGTATTACTATTTCCCAGCCTAGGTCTCGGCATGCGTCGACAAGGCGGAGTATTTTTTCTTTTTTGGTTAGATCCATTAATCAATATTACCACCTATCGCATGGCCGTTAAAACGATAAATTGCTAAGCGGGAATTATTTAATCTAAAAGTTAGCGATTTAATTTAATTCCCAGAATGGGTTGTCGATCTTGGCGGGATCCTCGCCGAAGGCATCTCCCAGCATAACCAGAAACAATGCTGCCCCCATGATAATTCTGGAGCCTTCTTCTTCGGAATAGATGCCGTCCCTAACATTCACCTTGACTTCTTTAAACAGAGCGTCAGAGGCGAGTTGAACAGCTTTTCCAAGCTGGGCTTCAGTCATGATCTAGGCGAGGTGGTTTAGGTAAAGAAAATCTATGATGCCTAGTCCCCTAATCGCGGGGGCTTCTGCAGGGGGCGGAGCCCAAGGCTCTCTCTTGCCGCCAAAGTATGGGGTTGCGTGCCCTTCGTCTAATAGAGCTTGGTTTACGTTCAGGTCATTCACGAAAACGATCGCCAAGATTCGGCCAAACTTCCCGCGAGGCTTTCTACGGTCGATACAGAGTTCTACTCCATCCGCGCCCATGACTAGCTCCGACAGGCGAGTTTTTGCAGCGATTCCGGCCTCCTTTTCGAGCGGGTTTCTAGTTCTAGACTCTGGGGTATTTATCCCCCAGAGGCGAACCTTGGATTTTGACATGACAACGGAAAAACCAAGATCAATATCTGCCACGATGGTATCTCCATCTGTTACTGCAGACACCGATGCGGGAAACTTGGTACATCTGCCAAGATCGATACCACTAGCTGCGTCGGGGAACCTAACCGCCGCAAGGAGGAAGAGGAACACCCATATACAAATGAGTCCTTTCATAGCAGTTATAATACACTCCGCTTGGACACTTTGGCAAATTTTTTAACCCTATCAACTACTGATCGATTGCCCCCTATTGCGGGGCTAACAACTTTAGATCTGATCTCGTCTGGGCTAGTACCAAGGGCTTCTGCCAGGCTTCTAAAGCTGAAACAATAATCTTCATCTTCAGAATTGAACCAGTTGAGCGCGTCATTTTTTTCTTTATTATCCTTGGATAGAAGGTCGCGAAGTGAGATCGCTAAAATTTCGTACATAAGGTAATGCAATGGGCCGATTGACTGGCTAGTCTCAATTAAATTACTAGAGCAGCAACCGCCTAAAATCTCATCTATTTTATAAAGATTATATTTACTCTGCACCTAAAGCTCCTTTGCGGCATCCCGGCGCATTCTGGCTGTCCTCATAGATTTTGAAATGAGGGCTATGATATCATCTATATCTAGTGGGTTTTGATTTATGATGCTGAGAGATCTAAATCTTTCCCCGGTTAATGGATTAGATTCTGAAATTAGGTGATACTTTTCTAGTTCAAGTTCTTCGTCAGACGGGAGAATGCCCACCTTAGAAGAAGTGATTGAGCTTAGTTGGCGGCACAGAGAGATAACCATCGTCATGCTTCCCAGGCTTCCTTTTTTCATATCAAATGCCTGAGCCAGCGAGTCGAATCTGCCCGATAAGCTCTTCTATGGGGCTCATAAAATTCGGCGATACAACAAGTCGATCTCCATAGCCGTAGTTTCTAACTTCGGCTAGGCGAAGAAAATCACCCCTGCTTATCCACCTACATATATCCAGCCCCCGAAAGTGGGTGGCGTGTGGATAAACAAGGATACCGATATCTTCCTTGAACTCTCGCGGGTCGCTTGATTGCAGGGCAAAATCCCAACCTTTCTTTTGGCGGAATTTCACAGAAGCGGTGCGGTTATCGGGAAGAGTAATGTCTCCCCGATTCTTGTCTCCTCCGACTAAGAGTTCCCAATTTAGTTCTGCGCCGAGAAGCTGGGCTGCCGCGAATTCGGCCCGCATTCCTTCGAGATGAATCTCAAGATCCGTTTTTGACCGATCGAATCTCTTGCTCGAAATCTGCCGGATTTGCTTGTTCTGCTGCCTTGCCTCTGCGGCCTTCCTGATCCCTACATCTTCTGCTGCGGTAATCTCGTAGAGCACCTCAACCTCCTCCTTCCCCGCTTGGGATTGTTGATCCCCAGGATGTGACGGTGTAGCGTACAATAAAACACCCGTCAAACGGACAGCAAAACTGGAGGTTAAATTGGGAAGTGACACATTTGGCAAGACGGTGAGGTACCTAAGGGAGCAGAACGGAGTATCTCTCCGTAAGCTGGCGAAGCTGCTGGAGATGAGTCCCGCTTATCTTTCCAAGCTAGAGCGCGACTTGCTGCCTCCTCCGAGCGAGGAGTACATCTGCTCAATGGCGGATTTCCTTGAAACCGACAAGGATCGCCTGCTTGCGAAGGCGGGGAAGGTCGCGCCGGATGTTATTCAAAAAATAGTAGAAGCACCTGAAATTGCATCAGATATTCGGTTGACAACCACTAAACACGGCATTAAGTAAGGCGGGGGGGGCATTTCGCCCCTATTTACTCCAGGAGACATCTAGAATGCCAACAGAAAGAAAGAAGAGATTCCGAAGGTTGTCGGAGTCGGAATACCAGATGCGCGACCGAATGGAATTTGCGAAGCAGCTGAAAGAGGCGCGAACTCACGCTGATTTAACGGTGAGCGACCTGTCTGATATTTCAAGAATAACCGCCGATTACATCTACAAGCTGGAGAGAGGGGAATCTCCCGCTCCTGCTGACGAGAGAATTTCGCAGCTTTCCAGGGCGATTGGATCTAACGAGGATAGCTTATTTGCCGCAGCGGGTAGGATATCTCCCGAAATTCGGGAGATTATTATGGACATGCCAAAGGAGACGGGGGCAGTAATTCGAAAGCTTAAGCCGCTCGGGCGAGTGGGCAGGGCGTATGTGCTCGAACGAATGTCTCAAGCGATCGCGGAGGTATTTGAAGAGAATCTACGCCAAGAAGAGATTCGGTCTATGACTGCTTGAACCGCGACTCTATGTGGCTGCTTATGATCTTAATTTTTTGTGCTATTTCAATCCATCCATCGTGGTTGACTGCATTTTCTAAGAATGTGGCTATGACATCATCTGGCGTGGTTGCTATCTCAGACAATGAGTTTGCAAAATCAACAGCAAGTGAAATGGCACCTTTCTCGTATTTTCCGCCGCCATCCAGCTTTATCTCGTCTCTAAACTTCCTGACTGAATACTTGGGGTTATTTATCTTGTTTTCTTCAGCGATCTCAAGAAGTTCTATGGCTGGCTGCCCTGTCCTAGTAGCAGCGTCAGCGGCAGCTTCGTAGAAAGATATTTCTTTTATATAAAACTTTGCATCTTTTCCTAACAGCTCAAACCTAGGAAGAAGAATTTCTCTGTAGATTTTACCAAGCCTAGATATCCTACTTTTATGCATTTCAAAAAGCCTGGCCAAGTCCTCTGTGACTGCTTCTCCTGGCCCTGCTTTTTCCTGTGCCATTCCAACACAAACCGCCATGCTCATCCAAGACCCTTGGAAAACATCTCTGACTTGCTTAAAAGCCTCCGCGATTGTTTCTACGGTTGCGCTACTAAGCGAATCTTTTACCTCTACGGGGTTTATGATTCTATCGACGTATGAGACTCCGTCGAAGAACTTTAAGTGTTGGTTGTCCATTTAATGCCGACTCCCGCCATCTCTCTTCATCATCTCGGCTGTGCTAGCCTTTGCCATGATTTCTTGGAATGTTTTTCCCGCGCTTTCTGTTATCTCTCGCTGCAGTTGCTGCCCGCGAATGGCAAAGTAAATCGCCAAGATGACCAGCATAAAACCAAACGAACCTAGCCCGGTTAAAAACCCCAAAATAAAAAATGTCCATTCCATATCGGCGCCCCTTGCGCGGCCTCCTCGTTTCGGTGTAGCATGAGGAAACGGCAGGAAATAGTATAACACCTCTTGGATTAGAGCACAACGATAAGGAAAGACGAATGGAAGAGATCCCAAGGCTGTACGCCATCTTGCCGGAGATGGCTCGCGAGGAGAAGGCAAAGGAGGATAATGACTTCCTCTATCGCCCTAGAGTCTCCAATTCTGGATCATGCCCTAGGGCGCTTACTTATGCCGCCCGAGGATACGAGGCGAAGCAACACTCGGGCCGCATGGCGTTGCTCTTCGAGGACGGGAATGTCCATGAGGATGTGACTATAAAATGGCTAGAGAAAACAGACTACAAGGTTTCTCACAACCAAATGGGTCTTGATGTTGCGGAGATAGAGGGCGCACCGGAAGGGACGTGGTACTGCGCATCGTGCGACAGGAGTATACCGCTTAGTACCCTACACGGTCATATCGACGGCCTAATAATGACAGATGAGATATCGCTCCTTTTCGAGCATAAAGGGCTAGGTCAATTCGCATTTGACAACCTAAACAACGAGGCTCCAGTCGGATATATTGGGCAATGCTGCGCATACATCATTGGGCTGGGAAATGCGGGCATGGACTTTGATCAGGCAGTTATAGTTGTAAAGAATAAGAACACCTCCGAGTACAGGCAGGTCAACGTAATGTACGATAAGGAATCCGATCAGGCCACTGCGGTAAACACCTGGAGCGGTAAGGTTACTTATCACTACGACGTTGTAAAGCAGATAATCGACCTTCACGAAACTGTAGAAAAATACAGGGCAATGGGAGAAGAGGATCTTCCGGACAGGCCCTATGACTCAACGGATTGGCACTGTAGGTTTTGCAGATACTCTAGTACATGCTGGGAAAACTATGACGTTGAATATAATTCCTACAAAGAAGAGGAGGAGGTACCAGACACGGATGAGCTATACTTTGCCCTAGAAGAGCTAGACGAAGTTAAGTCCAAAGAAAAAGAACTCAAAGCTCAAGCCAAGGAACTAAGAGCCAAGGTATTAAAGAGGATCAACGAGCTTGGAGTTAAGTCTGGAAAGTGCGGAGATGTAAAATTCGCACTTAAGAGTTTCAATAAGAAAACTATAGATAATGATTTGATTCCAGAGTCTGTACTGGAGAAGGCAACAAGGTTTCAGTCGATACAGACAATCACAACGAAGCGGATGAAAGGATAGTTAAAGTGCCGAAAATCGAATTTGCTCCAGTAAAAGCAGAAAGGAAAAGGGCCAAGGCCCGCATTGCTCTTTGTGGTCCCGCTGGTTCGGGTAAGACTCATAGTTCTCTCCGTCTCGCGGGAGAGCTGGGAGAGAAGATCCTCCTGATAGACACAGAAAACCATTCCGGCGAAATGGAGGCGGGAAAGGCTGGCATTCCTGAGTATTTTGTTTTTTCCATCGAAGCCCCCTTTGACCCTGCAAAGTTTATTGATGCGATAAAAGCAGCGGAGGAAAATGGGTTTGACGTAGTTATTGTAGACTCGCTTTCCCACGCCTGGGCGGGAAGCGGTGGTTTGCTTGATCAACAGGGAAAGATCACCGATCGAGGCGGCAATTCCTTCACTGCGTGGAGACAGATCACGCCAAAGCATAACGCATTCGTTGACGCCATGCTGCAAAGCTCATGCCATATAATCGCAACTATGCGAAGCAAGCAGGAGTACGTCGTAGAAGAAAACGAGAGGGGTAAGAAGTCCCCGAAGAAACTAGGGCTTGCCCCAGTTCAGAGAGAGGGCTTGGAGTACGAGTTCACTATCGTTTTTGACATCGATCAGAAAACGCATACGGCAGTTTCCACGAAGGATAGGACTTCCCTATTCCCGCCCGACCAGTCCTTTCTTATCTCCGATAAAACGGGCAAGATGATTAAGGAATGGCTAGAGGATGGCGCAGTCGAGGAGGCGCCAGTTGTTAAGAAGCCTCAAAATGAAGAGGCCTCTAAGGCTAGCGGGCCAGAGCAATCAGCCGACGAACGCCCTCTTAGCAAGGCAGAGAAAAACAAGCTGGTTGCATTGGCAAAGGATTGCGGCTACGAAGACATACGGAAGGCAATCGCCTTGTTCATCGGAGAGATCGACGGCCAGATCAGCCGCTCTGATGCTCAGAAGCTGGCCGCAAAGATGAAAGAAACCGCGCAGGCTTCTGCGCAATCGATTCCCTTCTAATAGGGTATAGGAGATAGGAGAATAGAATGTCGAGCTTTAACAATATAACGATTGTCGGAAATCTCGGAAGAGACCCTGAGCAGAGGTCGGTTGGCGAAGGTGATCGGACTGTAACGTCCTTCCCTGTAGCTACTTCGCGGAAATACAATACGCGAGATGGGCAGCTTAAGGAAGAAACACAGTGGCACTCTGTCCAGGTTTGGGGACCACAGGGAGAAAACTGCTCCAAGTATCTTTCTAAGGGCTCTTTGGTTCTGGTCAGCGGCGAAATGCGATACCGCAAGTACACGGGCAAGGATGACGTAGAGAGGATCTCAGCGGAGATCAACGCCGACAGGGTTCAATTCCTGAACACAAGGAACGGCGGTGGCGGCGGTGGCGGCGGCGGCGAAGGCGATCTTGATTTTTAATACCTACAACCGCCTGTGACAATAGGGGGAGTGGCATTTGCTGCTCCCCCTATTTTTATTTGAAGGCTTTGTTATATTAACTGATTGGTGCCAAAGGGTGTAGATTATGACGCGAGGTGCAAAAAGTACCGAGCACGATTAACACGAAACGGGTGCGTCTATCACCTTGGATATTTTGAAAGACAAGAGGATGCGATATCGGCAAGACTTGAGGCAGAAAGGCAACATAAAAGGGGGGCAAAGGTCTCCTATGTTCATAGCTACTCAACCTCCTCAGTCCCAGTAGAAATAGAGAATGACCCCTACCTATATTTTTTATCATTCAATAATATTGACCAAGCAGAAAGCCCAGAGAGGAGTCTTAGGCTAGCAGTGCTAATACAGGCGGTTAAGGACTTTCTAACAAGCAATAAGCCATTGGCGCAAAAGAATGCAAGACTCTGGTTCAAGGGAAAAACAGAGAGCGAGCCCACATATTCATTTCAGGAAATATGTGAAGTTCTTAACTTAGATCACAGCTTCGTTCTCAAGGGCCTTAAAAAGGCAAGTCGAAACAAGTCAAAGGCTTTGCAGATGCTTGGGAGAAGGCTTGTTAGATCAACGTCTCAAGTAGATTAAAGTGAATAACAAAAACTTAATAGATGGCTTTATCAATAGCCCCGCTGACGTTGGCCAATACGCAGCACGAAACAAGATTTCTGCGCATAAACTTAGGAAAATCGGCAGGGAGATCTTGGGCGAAAAGGGCTGGATCGATGCAGTAGCTTCGAAAAAAAGAAAGCAGTCTCAATACGCACTGGGCAGGCAGTTTGAGTATAGGACCAGAGACATGCTTGAGATGGCCGGTTATTTTGTTTTTAGGTCAGCTCAATCTAGGGGTGTAGCAGACTTAATCGCGCTCAAAAAAGGTGAGGTTCTTTTTGTCCAATGTAAAAGAGGAGGATCTATAAACACAAAAGAAGTATTAAAGCTCCTGGACGTTTGCGAAAAAATAGGAACAACTGCCGCTATTGCAGAGAGGCTTGATGGGATTAACACGAATATCTTCATAATAGAAAGATGCGAAAAGAAATTCAAAAAAATAAAAATCGAAATTTAGATCGGCGTGACTTAAAACAGGGATGCTTGCCGCTTCAGCCGAATCGCCGCACCGCCTGCTAGGGAGAAGATCTGAGACGAGCATACCCCCACCCCTTGAGCCAAGGTTCAGATCGTGCCAGAATTGGCGGATAGGGAAAACAAAGGAGGAAACTACGATTGCCCAACGCAGAACGACTCCTCAACGAATGGAGCAACCCGCTCTTTCTTGCCTCCCCCCGAAGGAGCAGGGATCTTTATCTTTTCTGTCTGACAGCCCAATCCGGCGCAGCACCTCTTGGCCTGATCTGGTACGCGGGAGACAAGGGCATTCGCGCCCTCGCCAGGAAAGCCGGAATAAGCCTCACCACTGACACCCGACCGCTTGTCGAGGTTGGTCTTGCAAAGCACGATACCTCAGAAGGTATCTTGTACTTCCCTCAATCTTTGTCAGGAGGCTGGATTAAGAACTACTCTGTGCGCAATATCTCGTCTTGGGAGAAGAGGGTTCATCTGATGCCGGAAGTAGACTTGGTTAGCGAATGGCGGTCGGAGCTAATGAGATGCTACATGTCTTATCCTAAGAAGATAGCGGAGAAGGTTTTTGAAAAATTCTCTGACGGAACAGAATCTCAACTTGATACAAACGGCAATATTGGCTCTGCTGATGCTGTCGCTCTAGTCAGGTACTTCGCTACATGCTTCGAAAAGGAAGGTCATGGAACCTACATAGGAGACTGGAGCAGAGAGGTTCGTGCGGCAAAAGATCTTCTCACCGCAGAGACACTGGAGAACTTAAAGGCGCGTATCGATCTGTACTTCAAGGACGATTGGCTATGCTCGAAAACATCCATGGACTTCATGTCGTTTCGGAGAAATGTGAACAAATTCGCCAAGAGCGCAGGGTCTTCAATCAGGGGCAGGGATCTATCTGGGTATTGGGAGATTGTGAAAAGGGAGAGAGATGAGTATTAGGTCGAGCATTGTATCATATCTTGATTCCAAGGGGTGGAGATACGTTGAGCAGGGGGGCGAAATAAGACTTCGGAAGTGCCCATTTTGTGATTCAACTTCAAGGGCGCCGTTCTCAATAGACCCCGAGGAGGGGTATGCCAAATGCCACCGATGCGATTGGCGGGGTGGTCTTTCTATGCTGAAGGCATCGCAGGGAGATGTAGTTTCATCTCTGGATCGACAGCATCAACGGTCTCCTAAGAAGATCGTTTCTCCACCCGCTCATCTGATTGAGGAGCTGCACGAAGGATTCCTGAAGGAAGAGAGGCACCTCGCTTCGTACTGCAAGGCCAGGTGCTTGGACATTAGTTCTATTAAGAAATTCAAGATCGGGTTCGACAAGTCAACATCTGCGGTTAGCTTTCCTTATTTCAAGAAAGGGAAGCCTGTTTCCATTAAGTACAAGACAAAGAAGCATGATGGGACTAAATTTATAACCCGGTGGAAATCTAAAGACGGCGGAAAGACTGCCTCGACACTTTATAACGTAGACTCGCTATCGGGGAATGAAACTTGTTATGTAGTAGAGGGCGAGGAAGATTGTATTGTTCTAGTCGAAGCGGGACTGGAGAACGTCGTTAGCGTGCCCAACGGGGCACAATCTTGCGTTGGGGAATTTCTGAACGACATAGAGCCATTCCGCGACATTGTAATCTGCTTTGATTCCGATGATGCAGGTAGGGCTGGAGCTGAGAAACTCGCAAGTGCCCTCGGACCCCAGCGATGTAGAATTGTTTCGTTACCGAACGGCATCGCCGTTCCCGGCCAGAAAGACCCAGCAAAGGACATTAGCGATTTCGCGAGGGCTGGATGTTTGCAGATGGCTCTTGCTGAGATTGAGAACACAGAAGGAGAAGCGCCAGACTCAATCAAGCATATATCTTCATTTGCAGATGATTTTAGGGACAGCTTCCTCAACGGCCAAAGGGATCGGGGGGCATCTACAGGGTTTCCCAGTCTGGACAATCTAATCGGAGGCAGAAGGCCTGGGGAAATAACCGTAATATCTGGCAATACCGGCAGCGGGAAAAGTACCTTCTGCTTGAATACAGCTCTTAATATCGCATCGACAGGCGAGGCTGTTCTTCTTGGCAGCTTTGAGCAAACAATTCCAGCGATCATGCGCAAGATGGCACAAATGATCACCGGCAGATGGTGGAGCATGCGCGAGGACGACGTAGGAAAGGTAATGAACGAGGACGACTTAAATCGAGTAGTTAAAGTTTTCTCGGAAATGCCGCTTTATGTAATCAACGTATTTGGCCAGATGAACACAGAGGAGTTCATGGAATGTGTATCTTTCGCTCGGCGTAGGCTCAAAGTTAAAACTGTCATTCTTGATCATATACATTTTATGCTCAAGCATGAGAGGGCGGACTCCGAGAGAATTGAGATAGACAACACAATGCTTTCCTTAAAGCAGATGACGATTGACAAGGACTTGTCTTGCTACGTCGTCGCGCATCCTAGGAAGAAGCAGGACGAAAACCCCGTTATCGGCATCGAGGATTTCCGAGGGTCCAGCTTCATCAGTCAAGTCGCTGACAATGTTCTGGTAGTCTGGCGAGACAGGGACATTAGCAAACTGCATCCGACCATGGGGAGAGCAGAGATACATTCCCTCAAGTGCAGGTCTGAATGTGGATCTGAAGGAAAGGTTGATATGGCATTCTCATATTCGGGCCAAAAATTCATGGACCAACAAGCTGAATATATTAAGCCCATGTGGGAAGACGACCCTGACATAGAGGAGGATTTTGTTGATGATCAATTCTGATTGGAAGGCGATTCGGGTGAAGAGCCCCGCAGGAACTTGGTACATTGCACGCACTCATAAAGAGGCAAATCGGCTTGGCGAGCGAAGGAGAAAAGAACCCAACGGCAAGAGTAAGGGTCGCGCTGTCTTCTTCAGGGAAGAACTGAACCATGCAGTCGCGAGTCTCGAAAAACTAACCGATTCGGAGAGGCAAAAGTGGCTAGGGGAAATCATAGACATCAAAGAAGCAATAGAAGGTGCAGTTGTTACTAGGGTTTCCATTAACACCTTTAGAGAACATAAGGTCTAGCTCCCCCCTGCCCCTTGATGGCTTATTGGTCCAAAGATGAAAAAATATTTGTCAGAAACAAAAGACATACCAGGAGAAACCAAGAACTTCCCATATAGTACATTTCCCCAGGAATCTGTTTCCCAAGGAACATCCCTGTATTTACTGACATAAAAACAGTTACTATCAAATGAGCTACCCATTAAGGCTAGATAATTACGAAATCAAACATGGCAAGACCTAGAAATAAAACGAACAAGAAAAAACTTCCCAAGTGGATGGCGGGGTTCAATGTTGTCTACCAAGCAGATGAGCAATGCATGGCAAATTCTGGCCCTAGATCTTCGGCAGAAAAATGCGAATTGACGATTCGCAGTGCAGTGCTGATAAATGCAATACTAGACATAGAAAGGGGTGCGGGCGTTATACTCAACGACGCAATAAGATGGGTTAATGGCGCCTTTGAATCCATGCCTGGGTACAGTTTTAACGACATCTGCGATACTTTTAATATATCACCCGAAGCCGCCCGCGAGGCAATTCTGGGCGATACCAAGACAAGAAATAAACTAAAGAGACAACTAGACCGGAGAACAGCGTGACTATATTCAAAAGCGCGGACTATTATCCCGCAACCTCTACTGCGTACAGCGAACAAGACCTGAACATGGAGCCCAAGCCCATGAGGGTTGCGATAGCGGAGAAGTGCGAGCAAATTAAAAATATGCTCCAAGATAAGAACGAAAAGTACGGCAACAGCGCAACTGAACCTGTAAGGATATTTAGCAAGAGCAACCCGATTGAGGGCCTACTTGTCAGATGCGACGACAAATTATCCCGAATTAAGACGACGGGGCTAAGGGAATCTGGCGAAGATCAGATACTAGACTTAATTGGCTATTTGATATTAATTTCCATACAGATTGACAATGAGTGGTAGTTTTGTCCAACAGGCAAACCATCGCTGGAAAATCAAGATTGACTCATCGAGCTGTTCCTGACAAAAAGCCCGTCTAAACTTATGGAGTTCAAATGAGCCAAGAAATTTTAAAAAATAGCTTTCTAGATTCGTATGTGGGTAAGGAGCCCCCCTTTGGGGGGAACGGACTTGGATACCTTGTTTATAAGAGAACGTATGCAAGGGCCATTGGAGAATCGGGCAAGAAGGAAGAGTGGTGGCAAACCATAGCCAGGTGCGTCAATGGCGCACAGAGTATTGGTGCTGGATATTCAGAAAAGGAAGCCGAGAGGTTATTCGATTATGTATTTAACCTAAAAGGTTCTTTCTCTGGCAGGGCACTATGGCAGCTAGGTACGGATATGATTGAAAAGTTTGGGGGACCGTCACTCCTAAACTGTTATTTCACAAATATCGAGGATATAAAAGACTTTGAATTCCTCATGACTCATCTTATGTTAGGTGGAGGCGTTGGGTTTTCTGTGGAGAGGGCAAGCGTCCACTCTTTTAAAAAAGTTAAAAACAATGTTGCCATCACTCACAAGAAAACCAACGACGCCGACTTCATAGTCCCTGACAGCAGGCAAGGATGGAGTGCTCTCTTGGGTAAGGTTCTTAAATCTTACTTTGATACCGGAGAGTCGTTCACCTATTCAACAATACTTATCAGAGGACGCGGTGCCACTCTTAAGACCTTCGGTGGCACAGCCAGTGGTCCAGAGGTCCTCATTGAAGGCATCGAAGAGATCTGCGAAATACTTTCCTCTAGGGCTGGGAAGAAAATTCGCTCAATAGATGCCCTCGACATCTGTAATGTTATCGGGAAAATCGTCGTGGCAGGATCAGCTCGAAGATCCGCCCAGATTGCGGCGGGCGATCCAGATGACTACCTTTTCCTACGAGCGAAACGCTGGGACAGAGGCGACATCCCGGCCTACAGGGCGAACAGCAACAACTCGATCTTGGCCGATAGTTTTGATGAAATTATTGAGGAAGTTTGGAATGGATACCTTGGCAACGGAGAGCCATATGGTTTGTTGAATAGAAAACTTGCCCGTCAGTTTGGCAGGATCGGCGAGAGGGTCAATGACTCAAAGGTTGTTGGAACGAACCCGTGTAGCGAGATATGGTTAGAAGACGGCGAGAATTGCAATCTTGCTGAAATCTTCTTGCCGAGAATTGAGTCAAGGGAAGAGCTTTATGACCTCAGTAAGCTACTTTACAAGACTCAAAAAGCTATCACATCTCTCTATTTCCCGTTTGAAAAAACCAGGGAAACGACATACCGCAACCGAAGGCTTGGACTGGGTGTTACCGGATGGCTGCAGTCATCAAGGGAACAGATAGCTTGGCTGGACGGTTGCTACAAGAACCTCAGAAAGTTTGACGAGAGTTGGTCTGCAAAGATAGGCGTTAACACTTCAATCAAACTTACTACGGTTAAACCATCTGGGACACTGAGCCTTCTCCCGTTTGTTACCCCAGGCATACACCCTGGGTACTCTAGGTATTTCATAAGGAGGGTCAGGATAGGTTCTCACGACCCGCTTGTTAAGATATGCAGAGACGCGGGATATCCGGTTAAGTTCGACAGGGGAATAGACGGAAGAGAGAATCACCTTCTATCTGTTGTTGAATTCCCTTGTGAGTATCCAGATGAAACAACTTTATCTGATAATCTAACTGCAATTCAGCAGCTTGAATGGGTCGTAACTGCACAGACACTATGGAGCGACAATGCGGTAAGCGTAACTGTATACTACAAGAAAGAGGAATTGCCAGAAATAAAAGAATGGCTCAAGAAAAACTACTCGAAGAAGATAAAATCCGTGTCGTTCCTTCTTCACGACGATCACGGCTTTGATCTAGCACCATATGAGCCTATAAGCCAAACTCAATATGAGGAAATTAAGAGAAAAATCACGCCTATATCAAATATAGACGAAATAGGGGAAGAGGAGTTACAAGTTGAGTGTGAAGGCGGAGCATGCCCAATCAAGTGAGATTTCTAGAATTAGAATGGAGATGGCTTTTGCAATAAGTCCTTGTGACAAGATACTGGTAATTGATAAAAGCAATACAGGCAGGATATTTTTTAACTTAAAAAATGCAATAGATAAAAACCTATGCTTCGCCGTTCGTCCACATGATGATATATTAGCGATTGACTTTGATAACCCAGAGAGCCAAGAGCCTAAGTTCAAGGAGATCGTTGAGTGCATAAAGGGGAATGGCATTAGGCCTGTTATAATATCAAGCGGAAGCGATGGTCATCGTCATCTGTTTTGCAGGATCTCCGATATAAAACTCAGAAGGCAGATAGTCAACTTCATATCCGCTAAGGGGGCATTGAGTTGGGTTAGGAGAAATACCTTCATAAGACCTCCCTTGTCTCCCCATAGGTCTGGCCTAGAGGTTTCATTGGTTGAACCATTAAGCTGTGAAGAGGCGATATGCTTTCTTTCTAGAAGCAGTAGCAAAGTTGATATAGATGAATCTGTAAATAAAAAAATAAAGCTTGGATGGAAGGGTGGCTTCGGATATCAAAGCGGCTCTGAGCTTGTCCAGTCAATAGTTAACTCTCTTCATATGTCCGGACTTGGATTCGATGATATATTTAATATTTTATCGGATCCTAAAAACCTAGGCGGAGCATCTCTGCAGAACCGAATTAGGAAGCGTGGAGAAGAGACAGCAAGAGATTGGCTAATGCTAAGCTACAAAAAGGCTGAGAAATTCGTCTGTATTAATGATCCAGAAAGAAGCCAAGAATGGATAGATTCATTTATTTATAAAATAAACCAATCACATTCACTTGGCAGGAGGAGGCTTAGTATAATTAGGCTTATAAAGTCTCATTTTGACATAGCTAGCAAGGCAAAGTCTTACAGATATACCGCAAGTGTTCGGCAATTGGCGTTAGAGGCCGCGATAAGTTCAACGGTAACGGTAACGAAGGGAAACAGAGAGCTGGAGAAGCTTGGGTTGATTCGAAGAACCCGAAAGGGTCTAGGCGCAACCGGATCATGCTGGGAGCTTTGCTATCCCGCCGCCATGCGTTCCGCATCATCGTGCTCCGCAAGTGATACATTAAATTCAACCCTCCGTAAAGAAGATAACCTTAGGGGGCGTGGGTCTTCTGTCATACGATCGAGCCACTTTGACCATGACGCTTTTCGGTATTCATTTGACTCGCGGAGGGGGTTGGGAACCTCTGCGGCAATCATTTTGGGTTGCCTTATGGAATCAGATGGCCTCAGGATCGCTCAGATTTGCCGCCTAACGGGATTTTCTAGGAGTACCGTAGGGAGGGTACTGGGTAGGCTGCTTGAGGCTCGCCTGGTGGAAAAGCGGAAATTGAGGTGGGTCGTTTGTTCCGGAAATCTGGATGACCGACTAAGCGAGCATGCGGAACGCTCGGGGCTTTTGGGGGCGCGGGCAAGACAGGCGGGAAGATACGAGAAAGAGCGCGAAGATTACATTCGCATGTATTCGTCGCGGTACATTCGGATGAAGGCATAGACCGCGTTCGCCATTGCGTTTCCGGTAGTCATTCCCGCCTTGTCCATTACCCCTCCCCTGAGAGTCGTTTTAAATATCGATTCGAGCTTTTTAGTACCATGTCTTTCTATTATTAGATCGCAAAAACTTTCTATTTCTATGCCGGACATTCTTTTGAACTCAGTCTGAAAAGGACTCGGTTCAAACTTAGATTCCCAGAATTGGGGTCTCTTAGTAAGCCATTCTATCTGGTATTCAACGGGTGCTCCATCTGGTTGGCTTTGGTGGCAGTGGTTACATAGCAGCAAATAATTATCTGGGCTATTAGATCCGCCGCGACTGAATGGCTCTATGTGCGCCTTTTCCAGCGGAGCAGATTTTATTCTTTTGCAGGACCAACAAGTACTTGATGCATATGCTGCTGGAATTTCAATTATCTCAAGAATCCTACGGTTGGCTACTATAATGGAATCAGAAGATGGGGGCTTCTCCCTCCCTCTTCTTTTCTGTTTATTTATTTTATGGACCATGGCCTAGTTTCCCCAATGGAAATAGTCAATAATGCTTAGAGGAGTTGAAATGGCAATTGTTCGATTATTCTTAGCAAATCTAGATTATAAAACTACTGAAGGAGACATAAGAGAATTTTTTCTCGAAGCAGGAAGGCCAACCGTAGTTAATATTATAATAGACAAAAAAACCAACAAGCCTAGGGGCTTAGGGTTTGTAACCTTAGATACCATGGATAACCCAGAGGATTGCTGGAGAGACAAGCTTCAGGGGAAGAGCCTAAAAGGAAGGCACATACATATTGATTTTGCATTGCCAAGGAATACAAAAAGGGAGTAACTATGTCAGAAGAAATCAAATCAGGTCCGAAAAAGGATACGAGATTCAAGCCTGGGAATAAGGCAGCGGCAGGGAGCAGGGCGGGAGGGCGCCGCCCTAAGGAGCTAACCGAGGCACTGGACGGCTACACGCTAGAGGGTATGGCGCTTCTGTGGAAGGTGGCGAACGACCCAGAGCATGAGTGGCATAAAAAGTTTGGGTTTGACGCTCTTAAGAATCTTGTCGCACACTGTGCTCCTAAGCGGAAAGAGATTTCCGGGGGAGAGGGTGGACCAGTCGAGATATCTCTAGCAAATATGTTTTATGGTGATTCATTGCCGAGTGAGGACTCAGAGGAGTCTTAGGGTTTGGCTAGTCAAATAAATGGAGAGATAGGGGAAAGACTTAGGCGTTATCGCAAGCACCCAGCAGCATTCGCCAAGGATGTTTTCAATGTCGAGCTAGATCCATGGCAGATACAGGCGATGAAGGCTACGGCCTCCAATCAAAAAATTGCGATAGCGGGATGCACAGGTGTAGGGAAAGACTTCTTAGCTGCCAATTTAATATGGTGGTTTCTTTGCACACATGAATATCCGAAGGTAATTTGCACTGCAGTTAAAAAGGAAACGCTTACTGACAATCTTTGGGGAGAACTTTCTCGGCTGCAAAGACGCTCAAGACTGATTCAAGAGCTGTTCGTTTTTGGCATGACTAAGATTGCGGCAAAGGGAGCAGAGGAAGAGTGGTTTGCTGTAGCGCGGACAACCTCGAAGAAATATTCGGCAGGGGGAGGAAATGCCCAAGCTGAAGGTCTGGCCGGAAAGTATGCTGACGATACCCTTGCCGTAGTAGACGAGGCTTCTGGCGTAGATGACGCAAATTTTGACGCCCTAGAAGGCAGCGCAAATACTCCTCGGCGTAAAATGTTAGTTATCGGCAACCCCCTAAGAAGAACTGGCAGGTTTGCTAAGATATTCTTGGATCAAAGATTTGGGGACGGCTGGTATAAGCAGAATGTTAGCTATCTTGATTCAATCCGAACTTCAGGAACCCCGGAGGTTAGGGCTATTCGTGAGAAGTGGATTGAGATGTACGGTAAAGAATCTGCCTATGTGCAAGCTAGAGTTTTTGGGAAGTTTCCAGAATCAAGCACAGACGATACGGTGTTTAGCCGAGAAGAAATCCAACTTGCCATGGAGAGGGAGGTTCAGGAGGACCTTGAACAGCCAATATGTATTGGGATTGATGTTTCTAGATTTGGTACAGATGAGACTGTTTATATAGTTCGTCGTGGCATGAAAATGCTCGACATGGTTTGCGAGTCCAAGACAGATGGTCCTCAGGTTGTTGGCCGTGCGATCAGTTTGGCAGGGAAGTGGGCCAAGCCCTGGGAGGAGCCTCGTCATTGCGTGGAGTTTCGAGTAGACGAGACAGGTCTCGGAGGGTCTGGGGTGGTAGACCCCTTGGTCGAGCAGGGGTGGATGGTCAGGGGAGTTCACAATGGCTCGAAGTCGTATATGCCGGATGACTATTATAATCTAGGATGTGAGCTTTGGATGGAAGATGGTAAGGATGCAATACAGTCCTGTTCGATCATAGAAGACGAAATTCTTGCTAATCAGTTAGAAATTAGGCAATATAAGTTCACAGGGAAAGCTAGACAAAGACGGCTCATGACAAAAGATGAAATGCGAAGATCTGGCATTGGAAGCCCCGATAGGGCTGATGCTTTTATTCTTGCATTTGCAAGCTCTGCGAAAATTGGCCTGGGAGAGGCTGCATTAAAAGAATCCATATCTTTTATGTAAAATGTTCGAAAGAATAAAAAAGACACTTGGGTTTCAAGGGGCTGAAACCAGAACAGATGCCGCTCTTGTGCAGGCTTTTCTGCGTGGAGATGACCTTCCTTTTCAGGGAGAAGGTGTATTCGACCATGGAGTACAGGACCCCTACAGTCAGAATATAGCTGTATTTAGATGCATTAATATAATTTCGAGTTCGCTAAGCAGAGTTCCATTGAGACTTATGCGGAAGGACAGGGAAATAACTGGAGGTAAAGTTTACTCACTTATGGACTCTCCAAACCCTGTTCAGAATGGAATTGAGTTTATGAACATGCTCCTTACTCAACTCCATATTTCGGGTAATTGCTTTATATATGTAGACGAAAGAAACTCTGATAAAATACCAAGATCCCTAATGCTATTGCCTCCGGGAGCGGTTTCCCCGATCAAGGGTGCGAGCATCTACGACCTTCTTGGTTGGAAGGTAAAAACAAAGGGAACTAAGTACGCAGAGGTGAGCAAGTCAGATGTAGTTCATATTAAATACTCATCGGATCCGAATGACCCAATAATGGGCTTGGGGCCTACAAGAATAGCTCGCTTGGCTGTAGATACTGACTTTGCGGCTGCAGTTTATAACAGAAGCGTAATGAAGAACGGAGGCCTGCCTTCCGGCATACTTTCCTATAAAGGCCCTGGAAAGTTAACCGAAGAGATGAAGGAAGAGATACGGCAAAGCTGGTATCGGACTTATGGCTCTCCAAGGTCATCTTCGAGACTTGCGGTTACAAATTCTGACTGGAGCTTTCAGGCTACAGGAACCAGTCAAAAAGAGATGGAGTTCCTTCAGGCTAGAAGGTGGAACCTAGTAGATATCGCTAGAGCATTCAATGTTCCCGTCATGTATCTAAATGATGATTCTGCGGGGACACTAAGCGAAGCCAGCATAACAATACAAAGGAGGATGTTTTACGAAGAAAACTTAATCCCCCTCGCTAGGAAGATAGAAAAAATTATAACATCTGAGCTTTTGTCGAAAATTGACAACATGCTTAGAGTTGAGTTTGATTTTTCGAATATAGCCGCATTACAGGTTGACTACAATGCGAGGGTTGATGCAGCTAGGGAGCTACATCGAATTGGATTTAGCATTAATCAAATCAACGAGCGGCTTGATCTTGGATTGAAGGATGAGCCGTGGGGGGATGATCACTTAGTTCCAGTAAACATGGTTCCTGCTCAAGATGTAGTTGATCATTCGGTTCAGCTTCCAAGTTCCGACTCTCCCAGCTCTATTGTCGATTCACCAGCTGAAGAGATTGCAGGAAATGCCAGTCGGGAACAGCAGTGGGGTAAGCTAACAAGGGATCTTCACAAGATCGACAAAAAGTTCACGAACAAGATGAGGAGAATGCTCTTAAGCCACCGAAGCTCGGTTTTGCGTTCCTTAGTCGACTCTTCGGATTATAGCATTGATATAGCTAGGGAGGCCTTAGGAAAAGTTGACTCAGCAGCTTTCGCCGAAGGTCTTATTCCGATGTTGATATCGGGCTATGGCGAGGGTCACTCTTCGGCACTTGAAGCAATACAGATTCCAGAAGACACCGTTAAAAGTCTCAGTAGACAAGCAATTCAAGAGGCTGCAGATTATTGTTCTGGTAGATATACAACTTTAATACAGCTTTGTGAGGAAGCTAAAGATTTAGTTGATCAGGAAATTTGCACAGGTTATTCTATGGGCGAGGGAGCAGAAGAAATCCGAGAGCGTATACGCAAGGCTTATAATAAGATAATTGGGAAAGCTAAAATGATATCGAGAACTGAAATTTTCGCGGCTAGCAATTTTGCTCGATACAGAATATTCGAAGGATATAGCTCTGAAGAGAGCATTTCTTGGCTCAGTGGCGACTGCTCAAACCATCGGGGGGCATTCGAATCGATCAAGCTTGGGTCTCTCTTTCCCGGTGGGCTTAGGTACCCAGGCGAGAATGGCGAACAGGATTCCCAAAATATCGGCTGTAGCTGTATTGTTGTACCTAGCGGCAGTTTACTTGTCTAACCTTAAAAATTATACAAAAATAAACTTTGAGCTTACGCTCGAATAGAATGGGTGAAAATATGGAAGAACAATCCAAAACAATCAAATCTTCTGACGCTACAACTGGTGCTGGTCAAATTAGTCCGGATTCGGGAAGCTCAGAACTAACGCGAGCAGGGCTGGCGGAAAGTCTTGGTATATGTCGGCCATCCGGCGACCTTGAGGGAGACCTTAAGACTAACAAAAGGGTTCTCTTGGAGAGAGGAATTTCGATTCGCTCGGCAAGGTCAGAGCCCGACATGGGCGAGAACATCGTTCAGTTTATTGCATGCACTGAGGGGATCAAAAGAGACGGCAATCGAGTTAGGAACGACGGTTGGTCTTTTGACAACTTCGCAAAGAATCCTCAGTTTCTGTGGGCACATGATTATAGTTCATTGCCAATCGGCAAGCATGTTCAGTGGAAGGTGGACAAGGTTGACGGAGAAAGTGTGCTTCGTCTTTGGAGTCAATTCTGCTCTGAAGATCTATACCCATTTGCGGATAAGGTTCGCAAGATGTATGAGCAAGGCTTTCTTCGAGCTGGCTCTATTGGCTGGATCCCCCTTGAGTACGAAACGATCGTAGACAAAAATGGCTATACGGTCGGGTTTGATTTTCTCAAGAATGACCTTTTGGAGTTTTCCGCTGTTCCTGTTCCCAGTGATCCAAATGCTTTAATAGAGGCTGTCCAGAGAGGTGTTCTTTCCGGAGAAGACATGGAGAAGCTGGTGCAGAACAAAAAGCGGGGAGATAATCTAGGGGTATCATATCGTCTATCAAATCAGAATCATCTTTCGGATGAAGTTGCACCTGAAGCTGAGGTTGCATCTGAGCATGAATCAGATAGTTGCGTTGTGGAATCCGCAGAAGATTTGACTGAGGTGAGACAGGAAATAAATGAAGAGATTGACTGTGAAGATCGAGACGGCGGGGATTCTTCGGCTGAATTGAGCCAGGAGGAAGAGCGCCTAGTTGCAGAGACGCCAGACCACGAAGAAGTCATTTCTGAGGATAGAGGCGACATGGAAGACGACGAGAAGTACGAAGATAGCGATGGTATGCCTGATGTGAAAGAAGAGCTGGTTGCCGTTCTCCAGGAAGCAAGCAAAGATTTTACCACAAAGATTATATCGGCTGTGATGTCTGTTTTAGGGGATTCTAAATTCGAATCCTCTTTGGAAGAAGATGGGGATGTTCGACTTGAAGATGAGGCTCTTGGGCTGGATGGGCCTGTTTCAGATGTTTTCGGTATGGAAGCTCATGTTTCCGAGGACGCCTGTGAGGAACTTGAGGAGGTTGATCAAAGGCTAGAGCAGCGCATTGGTGCTAAGGTTTCCAAGTCAACGAAAGATCGCCTATGCCGGTGCAGGGACAATCTCAGTGATGTGGTCAGAGAGCTTGATAAGATGCTTGAGGAAAGAAAAAAGGAAGACGATTCAGACATGATGGAGGTCGAAGTCCCTGAGAAGGACGAAACAACTCTCTCTGTAGGGGAAGATGCATCTGTTGGAAAGATCGACTGGGGTCGGGCGACAGAGATCGCAACTAGAATACAAGAAGATCTAAATCTTAAGGAAAAACAAGTAGAAGGCGAGGAAGCTGCAGGGGGCGACGTGAAGAAAGCGTCCTTGTCCCTTCTTGCCAACAAGGCGCAAGACCTTCTCGATTCTATAGGTAAAATCGAAAGAACTCCGAATAAGTCTGTTGAAATTAAGTCAGACTATCTTAAGAAAGTGGTTGATCAATCTAGGAACTACTCTAAGTAATTTGACTAAATTAATTTAATTTTGTACCATAAAAACTTGTCGGCATACGGCATTTTAATGCATCGTGTGCATCGTCAATGTTCAAGTAGATTTAGCGTTTGTAAGTCTAGTAAATTTTAACAAAAGAAAGGAAATAAAATGGCTTCAGAAAAAAATGTTATTGTTCGCGGTAGTGAGGACGAAAATCTTCACACCATGATGGAAGTTCTTGAGGGAATTTCTGCTCGCACTAAAGAACTTGGCGATGTTGGTAGCGAGGTAGACGAGCTTAAGGGTGCAATTGAGCGTCTTTCTGCTCGATCTGATCAGCTTGACAAGGAACTGCCGATGGGGCAGAAGGTCTTCTCTGCTGAGACTCCGGGCAAGAATACTGCTCTTCGTGAGTTTGGAAGCGAGATCACCCGTGCTTGGCGTATGAAGCAATATGGCCGTTCCGGACAGGGAGGCGCAGCTGGTAACGATGGCGATGAGGCTACTGCTGGTAGTGTTCTCGTTCCGCAGCTTACCTATGATAAGGTTGCCCGTATTGTAGAAGAGGCATCTATCATTCGTAATATTGCTACGGTTGTTCCAATGTCCTCCAACACGATGGTGATGCCAACTCGTTCAAGTGGTCCTTCGGTTTCTTGGCTAACCAACCAAGGTTCAGCTCAAGCAAGCAAGACTTCTGTTGTATTCGAGAACAACACCCTTACCAGCAAGACTCTCATGGCAATTGACGAGGTTTCTGCAGAGCTGGATGAGGACTCGATTGTTGCTCTTGAGCCGTTCTTCGCGCAGATGTTCGCGGAGGCAGTTGGCAAGGAAGAAAACAAGCAGGCTTTCAATTCTACAAGTCCCTTCACTGGAGTTGCTGCCGACACCAACATCACCTCCGTTGAGTTCGCCAACGATGGCCAGACCTTCGCCAGCGTTACTCACTCTGACCTCGTAAATGTTCAGTACACGGCAGATCCCAAGGTTAT